GAAAAGATAATAATTATAAAATTACACAAAACATTTACCAAAGCTCTTAAAGAAACGCATATATAATTATAATTACAGTCATAAAACTACATAAATAAACATATATTAAACACTATTGATATTATTGTTGTATTTATTGGTTAAGAACTGCACCAACAAAACAGAAATAATAAATTTATACGAACAAAATATAAACAAACCCCCACAGTGTGCCTCGCAATATTATTGCGACACACTTTAAGTCAGGGATCAAGTCTCTAAAGGCTTTAAAAAAGGCACTAGATTTTAGATAAAAAAAAAGTAGCATAATAAATAGCAGTGGAGATTTTTAACGAATGAAAAAAAAGAAGAATAAGAAGGTTACAAAGCCTCAAGTAAGCGTGATGAGTGTTTTATTAGGTGATCTACCAGATAGGTCTCCTGTGGTACAAAATTCAGGAAAAAACCTAGTATCTGATCGTAGTGTCGCTAGAGTTAATGACTATCTCAAGGGTAATCAAAAAGATGACGCATGAACACGATAACGATTCCGTATAAGCCTAGAGAATTACAACAACAAGTTCATAAGAACTTAAAAAGATTTAATGTATTAGTATGTCATAGACGTTTTGGTAAAACAGTGCTGACAGTCAATGAGCTGATTAAGAAGTGCTTACAATGCCCACTACCAAGACCTCGATATTATTACATAGCACCGACATACAGTATGGCGAAAAGAATAGCTTGGGATTATCTCAAGTATTACACTTCTGTTTTGCCGAATATGGATTATCATGAGACCGAACTAAGAGCTGAACTCCCTAATGGAGGCAGAATACAACTACTTGGTTGTGAGAGACCACAAACACTAAAAGGTTTATATATCGATGGCGTAGTCTTAGACGAGGTTGCCCAAATGCCTCCGAAGATGTGGACTGAAGTAATACGACCAGCACTATCGGATAGAGAGGGTTTTATGATTGCGATTGGTACTCCTCAAGGACATAACTCTTTCTTTGATTTGTATAATCATGGTATGCACAATGAAAGTTGGTATGCTACAAAATTTAAAGCATCAGAGACAAAGGTCGTCAAAGAAGAAGAATTAGCGGAAGCAAAAAAATTGATGCCTCCTGAAATATACGAGGCAGAATACGAGTGTAGTTTCGAAAGCTCCGCAATCGGAGCTATATACTCACAAGGTCTTAATAAGGCAGACGAAGATGATAGAGTAACATCTGTACCTTATGATCCTACGTTAAAGGTATCTACCTTTTGGGATTTAGGAATGGCAGATAAAACTGCTATATGGTTTGTTCAACAAAAAGGAACTGCCATACACCTTATTGATTATTTTGACGATAGTGGCGAGTCATTAGAATACTATGCTTCTATCCTACAAGATCGAGGATATGTGTACGACACACACTACCTTCCTCATGATGCCAATGTACGAGAAATCGGAACAGGTAAATCACGAGTAGAAATCGCACAGAGTTTAGGTCTATCGACCAGTATTGTACCCAAGATGAGTATAGACGATGGAATTAACGCAGTCAGAATGACCTTATCACGATGTTATTTTGACTTTGAAAAGACAAAAGAAGGATTAGATGCCCTCAGACAGTATCGTTGGGCAGTCAATGATAGAGGAGAAAGCAAGAATAGACCACAGCACGATTGGACATCGCATAGTGCTGACGCATTTCGATACCTTTGCACAGGATTACAAGAAACAAAAGACTGGTCAACAGAAATTAAGTACCCAAAATTAGGAATAGTATAAATGAAATTAACAAAAGACAGACTTAAATCTTTAATAGGGCAAGAAATCACAAATTCTCTTGGTTTTTATGGTGGAGAAATTTCTCTCCAACGAAAAAATGCCTTAAAATTTTACTTAGGAGAGCCTCTAGGTAATGAAGTAGAAGGTCAAAGCCAAGTTAGGTCACAAGATGTATTAGAAGTAGTAGAAAGCATACTACCTTCTATGATGAGAGTGTTCACACAAGGTGAAAGCATTGTTAGATTTGAACCTCAAGGACCTGAAGATGTAGAATACGCAGATCAAGCGAGTGATTACATCAATCATGTATTTATGAAAGATAATAATGGCTACTCAATCCTTCATACAATGTTTAAAGATGCTTTAATTAGCAAAAATGGTTTTGTAAAATACTATTGGAAAAAATCTAAAGAGCAAAAACAAGAATCTTATGAAAATTTAACAGGTGCAGAATATCAATCTTTGATTGCTGATCCTGAAGTCGAAGTTATAGAGGTAGAAGATACTGCTACTGAACTTGATTACGATAACATGGATCAAATGGAAGAAACTTTTAATGTCAAAGTTAAAAGGGTTAAAGATTATGGTAAAATCTGCGTGGAGAATGTTCCACCAGAGTCTATGCTCATTAGTAAATCTGCAACAAGTATAGAAGATTCTAATTTTATTGGTCAAAGAGTTTTTAAAACAAGATCAGAACTTATTGATATGGGTTTTGATAAAAAATTAGTAAATGAATTAGGTCCTGCTGATGAAGATATCTACAATACAGAAGCAGTTACTAGAAGGTCTTATGATGACGAGACTGTACCACAAGATTTTCAAAACATTGATCCATTATTAACAGTTGTAGCAGTTACAGACTGTTATATGAAGTGTGATTTTGACAATGATGGTATTGCAGAACTTAGACACATAGTTGTAGGAGGCTCTAGTCAAAATGTTTACCATATATTAGAGAACGAACCGATTGAAGAAATCCCTTTTGCTATGGTTACAGCAATTCCAATGCCACACAGGTTTTTTGGTTTATCTATTTACGATCTAATTGGTGATGTGCAAGAAATTAAAACAACACTACTTAGACAAACACTTAATAATGCTTATTTACAAAACAACGCAAGAACAGTTGTAGTAGATGGTCAAGCAAACATTGATGACATCTTAAATTCAAGAGCAGGAGGTATTGTAAGAGTAAAATCTGCTGGTGCAGTGACTCCTCTCCAAGCTCCAAACTTTATGCAAGAAGGTCTTGCTATGATTAGTAAGGTAGATGAAATTAGAGAATCAAGATCAGGCGTATCTAAAGTACAAATGGGATTAGACTCAGATACAATTAATAAATCTCATACAACTGCTACAAGTTCAAATATTATGATGAACGCTTCTACTCAAAGAATAGAATTATATGCTCGTAACTTTAGTGAAGGTATTAAAAGAATGTTTCAAGGTATCTTAACTCAAGTATGTAAGTATCAAGATCAAGAACGTATTATCCAACTAAGAGGAAAGTTTATTCCTATGAACCCTAGAGAATGGGTACACAGATATAATGCTACAGTACAAGTTGGCATTGGTGCAGGTTCACAAGATCAAAAATTAGAAGTGTTAGGTCGTGTTTTGGCAGTACAAGAAAAACTAATCGGTACAGGTGGTATGGGTATTGTCGATCCACAAAAGATTTATAACACCTTAGAGAAGTATTTAGAAAATGCAGGGTATAAAGATGCAAGTCAGTTTTTTAACAATCCTGCTAATATTCCTCCTACTCAACCTAAACCTAAAAAGCCTGATCCTACACTACAACTTGCTCAAGCAGAGTTGCAAAGACAACAGCAAAAAGATCAAGCTGAGTTACAACTAAAAGCAAGAAAACAACAATCAGACGAAATTTATAAAACAGAAAAAATGAATTTAGATCAACAAAAATTAGCTACTGAAATTCTTAAACAAGAAGAAGGTAAGCAATTAGATAAAGAAAAATTAGCAACACAAATTTTAAAGGAAGGTATTAACTAATGGCATTTACACCATTTTTTCAAGGTACTGATGCACAAAATGTCATCAACAATTATTTAGGCACAGGCACTACAGCAACAACTCCTATGCAACCACAAGATATGAATGAGTTTGGTGTCTTTAGAAATCCTTATTCTCCTGAAGGTTTTTATGCTAATGAAACAGATGTAAACCCTAAACCACCTTTTACTCCTCCTACATCAGATGAAGAAGGTAATCCACAATGTGATAACGCTAATGGTTATTATTATGATGTAGCATCTCAATCTTGTAAATTAATTGAATCACAATCATCAAATGATGACAATAATGATGGCTTAGTCGATAATAGAACCGAAGATGAAAAAACTTATGATCGAATGGCAAGTGATGTTACTGATACTTATGGTTCAAGTAACGAAATACAAAAATATTTTAATAAAGATATGTCTAATGCTTCAGTTAGTGGTGATAAATATTATACTTTTGATCCAAGATTTAAAGCAGATACTCCTTTTATGGGATTAAATTTATTTGCACAAGGTGTAGACGCTTTTACAGGTGGTCAAAATAGAAGAACAAATAGATTTAATACAGCAGTACAAACTATGTTAAATCAAACTGCTAATGACAAAATTTATGGTCAAGGTAATAATCCTTTTGCTTTTGGTACTATGGTTGGTGATAATACTTTAAGAATGTACTCGCCACAAAATTATTTAGATAAAGTGGGAAATCTTGCAGTAACAGGTAATCAAGGAAGCACAGTTAATGACTTGTTAAATAGTATGCAAGAAGCTGAAAATAGAAGAAATCAAGTTTATGATCCACTTTCAGGTACAATGAGAACTTCAAATGCAAGTAGTGGTGGTGCAAAGATAACTACTGATAATT